GGTTCCTTCAGTCACAATCCCATCTCCACATCCCTATCTCCCTGGCCAACTCATCATCGTTGTTAGCCAGCTGCCGCTTGTGTATAGGCCGGTCCATGGCCTCATCCATGATGTTCTCGGCCCCAGCCCGCTCCCGTTCCTTCTTGTACTGCTTGGGAAAGAAATGTGCCCGCATCTCCCCAAATGACCTGAACACTTTTTGTTCACCACTGGGCATGGCTTCCCTCCTGCTTTTTATTATAGGCCGGCGGGCGGCAACCGGTCCTGGCATCCCGGAACCCGGACTCGGCCAGGAAGGACTTAACGGGCTCGCCATCCGACCTGAACCATCCAGGATAGATATTAACATCCTGATTCTCAAAGTGTTCCGCCAGGCTGTTGAAGAACTTGGGCCAGTCACCATAGAACAGATCACCTTCATATCCAACTGGTCGCCTGACCCTGAATTCCTCCAGGTATTTCTTCTTAAGCGCCCGGACAGTCCAGGCCAGCCGACCTTCCTGATCCTTAGCCAGATTGATCGGCATCAGCCCCAGCGCCCGTTCATACTGGTTTTTGTATTCGTTAAGGTCTGGAGGAAATTCCTCTCGGGGCCGCTGAGGCGGGGCGAACCATAGGTGAACCAACCAAGAGTAGTTGTTGTTAGTCCGCATAGCCCAAGCTAACTCGACCTTCTCTCCCTTGCCTTTAAACTCGGCCGATTGCATATTGTTCAGCCGAGTGTAAAGCTCGTGGCGCTCAGACTCGGAAAATTTGATGGAAAGAAAATTCCTTGTGATGTATTCCTTTGAAAGCGGGTAATTGAGCTGGCCCGGTTTCTTCCCGACCATAACCGATAAGATAGCTTTTATCTCATCAGGCCTCAATCCATTTACAGGGCTAATGGCCAATGCTCGGATCATCCCCAGGGCGTTATCGTATATCCAGGTTCCAGGCTTAGAGATGTTGATAAAAGGACATTCTTTTTTAATCCAATCGATGTCGGCCAGATATCTGGCGTCATAGCGACCATCATTTGTCGGCTTGAATTGTCTGATTTTGCGCTTGGGTTTGAATTCACGATGGGCAGACCTGGAAGCTGTGCCTACAGTCTTTATTTTGTTCTGCCGGTATGCTTCCCATCTGGCGTGTTCCTCGGGGGTATCATCATAGGGGACTTTGGCCATATTATTGTTTTCCTTTAAGGAGGGGTTTTGTTCACTCTCTTTATAGGGGAGGTTTTGATTATTTTGGTTTTGTAAAGAGGGGGTATTTTGAAAAACTCCTTGGCCACGAACAGAATGTTCGCTTGATTGACTTAGTTTATTATAAAGTAATAAACTAAAGTCAATATCTATACCTAATATATACCTATATTTAGTTTTATTAAGGGTTGGAAATAGTTTTATTAAGGGTTCGGGCAATGCATTGATGAATTTGACCAGCTCTTTTCCTTCTAATTTAACCAGAGCCCCCTTATGTTTGATAAGGTCTAGATGATGGGTCTTGATGCTGATTTTAGATACTCCTAACCTTCTTGCCATGGTTTCTGTTTTCATTTTTTGGAAGGCCAGGCGGGCGGCAAGCACGATTTTCTGGGGGGTAGTGAGGTTGAGCAGGAATATAGTCGGATTCACAAATAACTGCCCTTTTTTGTTTTGTTGGCAGCTTCTGCATATTGCTATGGCGGTTTTGTCTACTTGAATAGCCCTATTGCTACCTTGCCTGTTTGATATGGAAATAAGTTTATCGGCCTCTAATTGATTGAGAATCCTGATGGGAGTATTTGGCTGGGCTTTATCTTTGGCCTTTTTACCCCTTACAGGTCTTGGACCGCGCTTAGCTTCTATTTCACGGTCACTCAGCCTTGATATACCTTGCTGGTCAGATGTCCAGGCCAGGATAGTCAGTAATACCCGAGCCTCTATGGTTGGACCGAATCTCTTCTTGTTACAGAGGATAGCCCATGGGATCGTTATGAATGTGTCTTTTTGGAATTGCCTTGAGCTTGATTGTTGGTCGTACAGCCCTCTGTTTTGCGGCATCCACCTGTAGTCTTTTTTTGCGCCTGGAGATTCGATGAGGTCGTTTCTGGGCTTGATCTTGAAGGCAGGCGGGGTGGCGGCTTCAGCTTGGAACTGTAAGGAAACATCTCTCCTTGTATGCCCCGCTTGATTTGGTTCTGGCTCATTCCCACATAGAACGGATCGGCCTTCAGCCTTTTCTTCAATTCCTTGATCTTGGACTTGGGAATCCATGGCAATAGTCCTGTCCATGAAACAGTCTCCTCGTCAACATAGCCAAGCCTGATTAGCCGGTTATATGAGCTGTCAATATGTTGTTTGATGAAAGGGGTATCTGGGAGTTCGAATTGCTTCAGAACATATTGCATATCAAATGGGAGCTCTTCTTGATCATAGGGGTCGTGCTTGATGAATAAAGTCAATAACCCCTTGTCAATATAGGAGAGGCCACAGTTTGCTTCTGGGAGTTCACGCAGCCAAAAAGGAGTGGTGAGATGGTTTTTAAAGTCAAGGTTGATTGGAAATTGCAGGATTTTTGCCATTGGTAATATCCATCCAACCACCTTTGCTTTCCATCCTCCTCGGCGAAGAGGTTGTTGAAGGGGGCTTCGCCACCCCCTTCAACGATGGATGGACTTAGCGAAACTTCGGTGGGTTATTATTATTATAAATATTTCGGCCCCAAACCCCTAATTTATTTTTTAGGGGTTCACTTGTAATATTTGATAGTGGTCATATACCCACCTCCACCGGTCGGAATGGAATTTACAATGGTCTTGCCCGGCCGATAGCCATAACCCCGGTATCCATAATACGGCCTGGAGGCAGCCGCCCCGGCAATGGCCCCGGCCCCAGCCACTCCGACTGCAAGGGTTCCAATGGGCATCATCCTCTCGGACATCTCAGACTGGACTTTGATGTCGTATAATATGCCTTTGCTGTCGAACCATAGGTCTACGACCCTGATAACTGATGTCTGGCGGCCGGCCGCTATGTCAACAATGGGAATAAAGGCGGCGGCATTGACGCTGGTCTCGGCTCCCATATATCGCCAGGCCTCGCAGGTGATGTCGCCATTGGCCAGGAGTTGGGGCATTTCGCTTTCCTTGGGTTCTCCGAGCAAGGCCCTGGCCGCATCCTTGGTGGTCACCCCGATCTGGAGCGAGCTCATAAAATTGGAGTTCATGATGGTCTTGTTGCCAGTGGTAGAGCAGCCCATCATCATTAAGGCAATCACAATCAAAATTACAGTCTTCATTTTTTCTTGCCTCCTTAGTTTTGGTGGTGCGGGTGGTGGGACTCGAACCCACGGCTTCGTGCTCCCAGGGCACGCACTCTACCAACTGAGCTACACCCACGGGTTAACTCATCCCCTCATTATGGGTTGGCCCCGGCCCTTGAGGAACTCCCTGAGCAGGGTGGGGCTGATACGGAACTCACCTCCGACCTTGACCCCCAGCGGGTAGCCGTCCACCTCATACCGTTTGCCCCAAGTGACTAGAGTAGTGTCTTGGCAACGACACTTTTCCCGCAGGTCCGGGTGTTCGGCCATCAGGTCCGTCAGGCTGATATAATCTTCCGGTTGGTTATTGTTGGTCATAGCTCTGCCTCCAAACATGCTGGGCACCGTTGAAGCCAACTATCGGTTTGATCTAAGTCTGTCAGCGAACCAGGATCTTTTCGGCCTGGGTTTTTTGTTGGAAATAACATACATACTGGAATTGTCCCCATCCTTCGCGAGCCCAAGAACTGACAAAACTTTCCTGGTTCGCTGGCACAAGTAGTTTCTCCGCAATTAATATTGATTTTTAAGGTTTTCATCCTACCCTCCTAATAACTCCTGTTTTAATTTTTGCGCCTCATCTTGCTCCATGTCCCCTGGGTCGCCTCCGTCCAGCAGGATGTTCTCTGCCTGTACTCCCATGCCGGATAGCGCTCGACAGAGCTTCCTGGCCAATGCCTGGGCCTGGGCCTCGCCATCATAGACGAAAAACACCTGGGAATACTCAGCCAGCAGCCGCACCTGGGCGAGCCTGACCTTGGTCCCGAAGGTGCCGCAGCAGCCGTCTCCCAGGCGCCAGACGTCGGTTATCCCCTCAACCACCATGATGCTCCGGCCCCGGCAGTTGTCCAGGTTGTATAGAATGCTCTTGTGTTGTATTTCTTCCTTGTCTGGCCCGGCGGAAATGTACCTGAGCTCGGCCCGGTCCGTTATGTCCCGGGCCTGCCATGATACCATTCGCCCCCGGTGGAATATCGGTATGACGATCCGGTGGGGCAGATGGCCAGCTGGTCCGGTCCCCAACAGGTTGTACCGGCGCTCCAGTTCATCTGGGTCGAACCTGCGCCTCCTGAGGTATTCCTTGTGATTGTTTCCCAATTTATGAGTTCCCAGCGGAAGTTGCAGCTTGCCGGGCTCCCTGGGCTTGGCCATCTGGATGGGCAGTCTGACGTCGGTCGTGTATTGCCGAACCCGCTTACATGCATCCAGATAGCCGATGCCCTCGATGGCCTGGATCACGGATTCCAAGCTGTGGTTACCACATTTCCAACAAGTATATTTTGCCCCTGACCAACCTGGCGGGGCGAACTGACCGTGATTTGTGTTGTCTCCGCAGGCAAGTGGGCAGCGGATGTTTATCCAGCCTAGCGGCGAGCTTCGAACATTCTTACCGCTGGTCCACATCTGGATGAACAGGTCGTTCAGGTATTGGCGGGCGTCGAAGTGCATAGTTAAATGTCTACCCCACCAATCTCCTTTAACTTGACCTCGGCCAATTCCTGTGCCTGGCCGGCCCGGTCTAGCTGGTAGTTGAGCATGGATATCTGCCTGCGCTTGCGGGCGATGAAATTAACCAAGGCCTCCTTTCTGGTGGGATAGGCGAATCGCTTGCGGGCCGTCTTGCTGACCCAGCGCTTTTTGGGGTTATTAAACGGATAGGCTTGAAATATCCACCACCCGCAGGGGGTTTCCTTGATGAGGGAGAAGGTTGATTCCCTTAACGCCGGCCCATCTTCATATTCAATCTGGTCGTAGCGGTAGAAAATCATGGTTAATACCCCTTGCCATGTTTTAGTGGGCACCAGCTTGGAATGGAATATCCGTCGTTTGGCAATACCCGGTTTTCCCAGTTGGCTCCACTCTTTTTGAATATCTCCTTTCCTTCTTTATGTTCGTGTGGGTTTTGGCTGTTGATTTTTTGAAAATCCTGCTTGGTTAAATAGTGCAGGCCTTTTACCCTGGTGACCATGTCGATGGCATCTGGATGCCCGCAGATCATCTTGGCTCCTCCCGGGGTGAAGGCCCCGGAATGGTCGATGTGCCGGCATTCATGGCAATTGCCTATGGTCTTGATCCATTTACTCATAAGCCACCCGATTCCGAACCACCACCGGCGTCAACCCCCGCTTGGCCAGCCGCTCCAGGTCCTCTTCGGTTTCATCTCCCTTGACCACATACTCGATGGCGCCGGGGCGGAAGACTGAGAAGATGGCTGGGAGCCAATCTGATTCATTGGTTTCAAGATTTCCACCAATAGCGTAGCCTTTCCGATGGGCCAGCAGTACCCAGGTCTTACCCGGTTCGAACCCCTTGGGCACGGCGCTGATACGGCGACTGATGCCCATGGTGTTGGCCTCCTGTAGAAAATCATCCGGGGTTTTGTAGAACTTTTCCCCGATCCAGAGTAGGCCGGCCATGCCGATAATTTGTGGTGCTGCCAATGGGCATTTTGGGATAAACCCGAAATTTTTATAAAAATCTTCCGGGTTTTTGAGTGAATAAAAAGGCATACCAGGCAGCGTCCCCATTTCTTTACAGAGGGGCTCTTTTTCGAACAATTGCCCTGCATCGACCCAGGTCCAGCTCCGGGCCGGCTTAATCCCGGCCCTGCAGCACGGGCATACAGTCAATGGAAACGGCAATTTGCAACAGGACTGCCCCGTGGGTGGCCCAACCAGGTAGATGCCGCCCGGTTTGCGATAACCACAGCCACGCTTGCCTTCAACCCGTTTTTGAATTTCAATAGCCATCAATAAGCCCTCCACGCCAGATAAGTCAACAGTGACATCAGACCCAGGATGATGGCCCCGTAAAAGAAACCGCTCATCCAGGGAATGTGCCAGGGAATCTTAACTTTTTTGGCCGGGGCCTGACATGGCCAGCCTTGCCAATCATCATTCGGATTGCTCATTGGGCTTCTCCTTTTCCATCAGGTGGATATACAGACCCTTGCCGTCAGACTGTAATGCTTTAAGTGCTTGGACGTAATTAGCAAGCACTAGATAGGCCGTGGACCGTTCACCGTAAGGCCCGTAGGCCATGGTTTTGGTTTCATCCCAGAAGTACCATCCTGGCCCAGACCAACCCCAAAGGTCGCCATCCGGGCCAGGCTCATCGATGTATTGTAGGCCATCAACGGTCTCTTTTCTCATTTTCCTTTCCTTGACTTTAACTTCCTGAACAACTCGCCCAGGAGGGTTTCTTCCTTGGCCTTCTTGCCGTCCAACACCTGCCCCAGCACGTCGGCCTTAGCATCCAGCATGGTGGCGATGTCCTCATCGATGGTATCTTCAGCCACCAGGTAATAAACATTGACGGTATTTTCCTGGCCGATGCGGTGGGCTCTGTCTTCGGCCTGGCAAACTGCCCCCGGCGTCCAAGGCAATTCCATAAAGGCTACATGGGAGGCGGCGGTGAGCGTAATTCCGACTCCAGCCGCAGCTACGTTTCCCACGAATACCTGAACCGAATCGTCATTCTGAAAGCGGTCCACAGCCGACTGTCGCTGTTCCTGACTCTCTTTACCGGTCAGCCTCACTGCCTGCGATCCGAATTCCTTCATCAGCTGATCCACAACCCAATGATGGACGGCGAAGACAATAATCTTCTCGCCTTGTTCAACCACATCCTTGATCCAGCTGATGGCGGCCTTGATCTTGCCGCGGGCGGCCAACTGCTTTAATTTGCCAATAGCTACCAGGACCTCGGCTCCGGCTGCCCGGTCTGCCTTGTCTTTGCCGATCCTCTTGGCCGCCTGGTCAATTTCTTCCTCAGTGGCAAGCAGTTGCTCTTCGGTCAGCCTGTCCCTGGCCACGTCGGTCTCGTGCCGTTCCAGCCATCCCAGGAAGTCATCCACTGCCCTGTTGTATTCTGGCCGGTTCTCCAATTCCAGCGGCACTACCGACCTGATCTTGGCCGGAAGGTCCTTGAGGACATCTTTTTTCAACCTACGGATCATGATGCCAGTTTCGGGGTTCGTCAGGATATGATGCAATTCCTGGGTATTGCTGGCCCCGGTGTATTCGGTGGCAAAGCCATTGAACTTGGGGGCACAGTATTTGCTGGCGTACTTGTACCAGCTGGGGAACACCGTGGGATTGACCAGGTTGATGGCATTGTAGAACTCGATGGGCCGGTTGATGATTGGTGTCCCGCTCATGGCAATTACATGGGGAACATCCTTGGCCAGGTCTTTGACTGCCTGGGTCCGCTGGGCCTTTTGGTTCTTGATGTAATGAGACTCATCAAGAACCACCACTTGCGGATTGATGGCCTTAATGGTTTTGACCCAATCTTTTAGGATGTCATAGTTGATGATGATTATGGAGCCCCAAAGTTTTTGCCCATTGCCATTTGGCCGCCCGCTGACCACCTGCA